GTTATAACGTTGTACGAGAAAAAGCGTTCTTCTATCAAACCTATAGAAATTCGTATATTAAAGCCCTTCATAATCTAATGGGTAGCAATCCATCAGAAACCATTAATATTTCTGAAGCACTCGAAAATGAAGGTGTAGATCTATCTGAAATTGCTGACGAACTTGCAGATTTAAAAGAAGCAGCTAAATTAACTAATCAAGAAAAACGTAAACAAATCGGAAAACACTTTACTAAAGCTGTTTATGAAGCGTTTAAAGATGAAAACGACGAATTGTTAAAAGTGTTTCGTAAAGCAGTTACTAGCGAACATTATAGCTGTTTAAATGGCATTGTAGGGTTTACCGACTATCAAACGTGCTTAGCAATAGTGAAAAATGTTACAAGAAGGGCAGATTCACATAAATTCAGAAATCAAATTGAAGGATATGTAAATGGCTGTTATTACAAATCTATTAAGCGTAATTCACCGACACGAAAAGTATATTTAGAATTATGCAAGCATTTGAATGAACGTTACGCTACGAGAATTGAGTTTGAAGATATGTTGAAAGAAGTAACTAAAAAGACAAGAGTAGGCAAAAAATTAGATGTTAAATCAATAGCCGAAAACTATTTCTATTTAGAGAATGTGAGAACTAAAGATGCCAGAGGTTATATTTTAAGAGAATCGACAGTAGAAACTTTAGCTTATCATTTTGATTTAGATGTAATTGAAGTAGCCAAATCTATTAAACAATACGCCTTATTAGTTGGTGGAGATATTGCAAAAGTTATCGTTAAAATGACTAAGTTATAAAATGACGTTTATTGACGTATTATATATATATATAACATAAATAAAATAGCCAATAAACGTCATCTATAAAATCAGTATTATCAAGGGTTTAAGGCACTTTTCTATACAAAAAACGACTGATTTTTAACATGAAAAAAACGTGTAAAAAAAGCATAATTTTTATAATAAAACATTTAATAAAAGTCACTCATAAAAGGAGAAAAACAATGACATACAAAGAATATATTTCACAATTTCAGAATGATGATTCACCAGCTGGGGACATCGCAAGAGATATTATGGAGGATTTAGAATTTCCACAAACGAACGACTATGAAGAATTAAATTACTATTTATCCATTGAACAATGTGCTTGTGATTCATTCATGAGTGTATTTGAGCGTACATTCAATGAATTCAAATCATTGTAGGCAATACAATGCCATCTAAACGATGTAATGCACCTCTTTGTCGTACTTTAATCGACTATAGGCAACAATACTGTAAAGAACACGCTCAAACGTCTACACGCAAGCAAGAAACGTATTCAGAACGAAAAGAAAAGGATTCAGAAGCCTTAAAGTTCTATAAATCAAAGCAATGGCAACGAACGAGCCGAAATTATCGCTATAAACATCCAGTTTGTGAAGTATGTAAAGAAATAGGCATTGTTTCAGTTGCTAATGTAGTGGATCACATTAAAGAACGTAAAGATCTATTAGCAGATGAACAGCACCTTTTATACGATGAATCAAATTTAATGAGTTTATGTCATACTTGCCACAATCGAAAAACAGCAGCAGAACGAATAAAAAGAAAAACATAAATAACTCAAACGTCTTTTAAAGCTATTTACAGGCTTTTTAAGGCGTTTTCTATTTATATGGATTAAGTTATCGGAAAAGTATTTGAAACCGTTCTAAAGTGCCTCAAATGAATCCAATAAGGGGGCTATATAAAAGCAAATGAAGACCGGAGGAGAAGGATTTTCGTATATAAATGCCATTTGAAAAACTTTTCATTCACTTTTTATGATTTATAATCACTAATTAGTGACTATTTCATTATTATAGTGTATAATAAACGTATTAAGTGAATATATGAACATATAATCATATTAGGTGGTGAAAACTTTGAAAATAGGTGAATCAAACTCACATTATTCAAGAGAACAAAAAGAACAACGTCAAATTGCAAATGAGCGACTGTTTGATTATCAAGAAATGTCGGAAAGTCCTCCAGCTGTTTTAACAGGTGTTGCATTAATCGAATGGGAACGAATTATTTCAACAGTAAAACAAGAAATGCCATGGTCGGAAAACGACTATCAAATGCTAGTAGCATACTGTTTAGCAGTAAAAATTATGTACGATGCTCAATCAGATTTAAATGAACGAGGTTTGATTCTTGAAGATGGTAAAAGCAATCCAGCGGTACGTGTACAGTCACAAGCTATTAAAGACATGAGGTTATGTTCTCAATCGCTTGCTATGACGCTAGATGGACGCTTGAAAGTTGAATTGAATAAACCTACTAAAGAAGTAGATCCATTTGAGGAATTGATGCAACAATGACGAATTATGCAAAGCAGTATTGTGATGCAGTTTTAAATGGCGAAATCATTTCATGCAACAAAATTAAATTAGCAGCTAAACGTTTTTATTCGGTCTTGAATGTGAAAACGATGATTCATATCCGTACTATTTTGATGAAGCAGCTGCAACAAAGGCTATTAAATTCATTGAATTGATTCCCAGTACAGACGGTTCAAAGATAGAAACACTTATGTTTCAACGGTGGATCATATCTGAATTGTATGGCTGGAAAGAAAAAGCTACAGGCAATAGACGATATAAACAGGCTTTCATTTCAACAGCCCGTAAACAAGGTAAAACATGGCTTGCTTCAAGTATAGGAGCAATATCTTTAATTGCTGAAACTAAACCAGCAGAAGGACGACAAATACTATTTGTAGCTAATGCAATTAAACAAGCGAAATTAGGCTATAACATGCTATCTAATGGGCTTTCTAAAGTTTCTCGAATGAGTAATTTCATGAAAAAACAATTGGTTATTGGCAAGCAACAAATCACACATAAACCTTCTAATAGTTTTGCAATGGCATTATCAAGTGACCTTTCAACTTTAGATGGATATAGCGGTACGACAGTAATAGTCGATGAATATGCACTTGCTAAAAGTCGTGATGTCTTGAATACCCTAAAAAGTGGACAGAAAGCCGAACCAAACGCTTTACTCGCAATTGTTTCAACAGCTGGATATGACTTGAATGTTCCAATGTATCAAGATTATCAATTTTATTCAGATGTTTTAGCTGAAAAGGCAACAGCAGAAAGTACTTTCATAGCAATTTATGAATTAGATAACAAAGAAGAATCTTTACCCGAAAACAGCGACCAATGGATAAAGGCTTGTCCAATTTTTGAGCATGATGGCATTAAACAAACAATGTTACCAGCAATTAAAGAGGACGTTATCACAGCACAACAACAAGGCACTTTAACAGCTGTTCTAACAAAATCGTTCAATATGTGGACGCAAGCGAGTGAAAGCAGTTATATAGCTGCAGAAGATTGGGAACGTGCTGAAGTAGATCCAATAAATATCAAAGGTAAACAAATTTATATCGGCATAGATCTTTCAAAAACAGATGATTTAACAAGCGTTAGTTGGCTTATACCAACAGACGGTAGAAAAATTTATTGTGATAGTCGTTCGTGGGTAGGAACGAAATACGGACTTGCTAATAAAATCAAATCAGATGGCGTAAATTACATCGAACTTGAAAAGAAAAATGAATGTTCTATCACGAAATTAGAGAGTGGAATCATTGATTATGAGGACGTTTTTCAATGGTTAATGAGTTTCATTGAAGAAAATGAACTTGAAGTAATGGCGGTATGTTACGACAAATGGAACGCTAATACACTAATTACGAAGCTAGAAAAGGCTCATTTACCGCTAATCGAAGTAAGGCAAGGCACATATACATTGAATACACCTACTCGTACATTCCGAGAGCGTTTATATGATGGGCAAATTGTTCATAATGGTAACTTTTTACTAACCCATGCGGTCAATAATGCCATTTTAAAAGAACAAAATAACGGTGTCATGATTAGTAAGGAACGTAATGCTAACAAGATAGATCCAATAGCAGCACTCATGAACGCATATACAGAAGCTATGTTCCATTTTGAAGATACAGAAGCAATGCAAGCAGATAACGAATATTACGCTTCAAGTGATTTCAGTTTTTAACTATTAAAACTCTTTGAAGGGAGGTGAAGAAAATCGGAATTTTAAAAGTATGTTCAATAATCAAGCCCGACAAGGCACACAGGACGCATTTTTAGATGTATTAGTTTCAATGGTTTCAGACGATGACACTATGCAATACAGTTCTATCAAAGCAATGAGAAATAGTGATGTTTTTGCAGCAGTAAAAATCATTTCTAGTGATATTGCATCTAGTGATTTACTAGCGGAAAACAAAGAAACAAATTTAACGAAGCTAATTAATAACAATCCGAATGAGTACATGAGTGCCTGGCATTATAAGTTTTCTCAGGTTGCTAATATGCTATTGAATGGCAATGCTTTCTCCTTAATCGAACGTGACGAAAAGGGCGAGCCTATCGCATTACACCCTTTATTAAACAGTAAAGTAACTATCGAACAATCGGACGATGGAAAAGTACATTATATTCATTCAGAAGATGGCGAAAAGTCAATTTTAGACGCTTTAAACGTATTGCACTTCAAATACTTCAGTACGGACGGTTTAACAGGTGTGAGTCCTTTATACGCATTGCATGATGAATTGAAGCTACAGGAGCGAGGAAATAAGTTACTAGCTGGATTTTTCAAGCGTGGTGTGAATGGTAGTGGCATCTTAAAAATTCGTAAATCTAACCTTGATAAAAAAGCGAAAGAAGCGATTCGACAAAAGTTTGAAGAAGCTAACGCAGGTGATGCGAATACGATGCGAACCGTCATTTTAGATGAAGAAATGGACTATACACCAGTTCAAATTAATACAGATATTTTGAAGTTAGTAAATAACAACGATTGGAATACTAAACAAATCGCTAAGGTATTTGGACTTTCTACAGATCGTTTAGGTGTCGAAGCAAATCATAGTAATACAATTCAATCGAATGTGATGTATTTACGGAATACACTTACGCACTTTTTAAAAGCCATTGAAAGTGAAATCAACTTCAAATTAAATAGCCCTAAACGTCTTAAATTCAGTACTGAATGGCTTATTTCAGAACCTCAACAAGTATACGAAAATGATTTAAAAGCCGTTAGAATGGGCGTTATGTCCGTTGAGGAAATGCGGAAGAAACTAGGGTTAAAAGAAAAAAATGAGGACGATACATTTCACAGTCCTACTAAAGAAAGTGAGGAAATAGTGTGAATGAAGAAAAAGAAAAGCGTTTAACTGAATCAGCAGAACTCGAAGCACCTACCACAGCGAAAGAGTTGGATTCTGAAACAGAAAACGCTAAAGATGATGATAGCACAAAAACGATTAAAGGCTATGCACTGAAATTCGATGAACCGTCAAAAGATTTAGGCGGATTCGTTGAAGTGATTACAGCAGAAGCATTAAAAGAAGTAGATCTATCAAATGTGATCTTATTGAATGGTCACGACTACTCAAAACCGTTAGCAAGTGTAAAAGCTGGCACATTAAAGCTAGAAGTCGATGAAGTAGGATTGAAATTTGAAGCTACTTTAACAGATACAAGCTATGCAAAAGATGTCTATAAAAATATTAAAGCTGGTATCGTGGATTCAATGAGTTTCGGCTTTGAAGTCGGTTTAGATTCATTTGAAGAAAACGAAGAAGGTACAGTGACACGTTCAATCGAGAATATGAAAGCATTGCATGAAATTAGCATTGTAACCGTACCAGCATACGACCAAACAAACGTACAAGTGAGTACACGATCATATACAAAATTTATTGAAGGAAAAGAGGAAAATAATATGAAAATTAATCAATTAAACAAACAAAATACAGAGGTACGTTCATTCGAGGATTATATTCGTGCAAAAGGTGAAGTACGTGACGGTTTAACAACAGCAACTAACAGTGCTGGCGTAGTAGTTCCTTCGGAAGTAATTGGCGAAGTATTCGACCTAAAACGTGCGGAATACAATTTAGCACAATATGCGACAGTAAAACCCGTTTCAAATGGTCAAGGCAAATACCCAGTAGCTACAAATCAAACAGCAGTACTAGCAACTAAAGAAGAATTAGCACAAATTGCAGATGTAGATGCGGATATGTTCACACAAGTACAATACGCAGTAGCTACACGTGCCGGCAAAATTGCACTTTCAAATGAAGTGGTAGAAGATGCAGCAGTAGATGTAGTAGCAGAAGTAAAAGCACAATTAAATAAATTAGTTGATAACACAGATAATCAACACATTATCAACCTTTTAAAAGGTTTCACGAAAGTAGACGTAACAGCTACTAATACATTCGACCAACTGAAAAAAGTAAATAATGTAGACTTAGATCCAGCTTTAAATAAAATGGTTATCGTCAATCAAGATACATTCCAATACTTAGATACAGTGAAAGATAACGAAGGACGCTATTTATTACAATCAGATGTAACAGCACCTAGTGGTTTCTCGTTATTCGGCAATCCAATTGTAGTACTTTCAAACAAACTGTTCACAGCAACTACAGATGGCACATTACCGATGATTATGGGTGACATTGAACAATCAGTATTTGTAGCACGTAGAAATCAAGTAGAAACGCACTGGGAACAATTTGATTACTACTCACAAGGTTTAGCGGTTATTGTACGCAATGACTATCAAAAAATTGATGCAGACGCTGCACGATACATTGAAATTACAGCAACACCAGCTGGCTAATAATACAAATAACAGGCTTGCCATTCGGTGAGCCTTATTTTTTTAAACGAGGTGAAAGTATGGAAAATAATTTAATGGATTTAGAAGCAATCAAATTATCATTAAGAATAGATCATAGCTATGATAATGCAATGATTGAGGGATATATTTCAGCAGCACAAACCTATGTTAAAAATGCGGTAGATGTAGACGCTACAAAAGACGATTTAAGCCTATATGAAGCCTTTTCATTAGCAGTTAGCTTATTGGTTCAATATTGGTATGTAAACCGTACAGAGAGCGTAGAATACGTTTCTAATGCGGTTGTATCGCTTATTCAACAATTGAGAGGTGAATACTATGCAAAAACTAACAGCGATGAAGTTTAATGAACGTGTATCTTTTTTAAAAGTTGTTCCTTCAAGTGGGCCTGATCCTGGGGAAGATGTAGAAGTATTTCTAACTTGCTGGTGTTATTTCAAAAATAAAACGGTCTATGATATTCAAAGAGAAACGACAACAGGACTAGAAAATACAATCAACTTCTATATTCGCTATGAACATACAAGTGAAATTGATAATACGATGCAAGTAGAATTTAAAGACAACTTATACAATATAGTCGGAATCAATCCAGCAGAATCTGAAAAGGATTTCACTTTAATAACCGCAAAACAAACTAATTAGTTACAAAATAAATAAAAAACGTTGAAAATTAACTAAAAAGTGTTTATAATAGAAGTTGCAAGAGTGATTTTCTTGCAATTATATGTCAATTTATTTTGACCCTCCTACCATATAAAAAGCCCTATCCTTTTTGGTTCTAAAGGACGGGGCTTTTTTGTGTTTAAAATTCTTTTTGCGTGTCTTTCATTGTGAAGATCACCTTAACGTCAGCATTTAATGCAGCTGCAAATTCTTCAATATCTTTTTCAGTAAAATTATCACGTTTTAATTTGTTGTGAATGTTTTGATTGCTTACTTTCTTTTCTTCTGTACTCATAGCTTCGGCTAGATCACTAACTTTCCAGTCTTTTTCTACAAGCATCATTCTTATTTGTTTAGATACACTCATTAATGAAAAACCTCCTTCCAAATCAATATTAGCATAACATAATTATACAATATTCACGAATTAGTTTCAAAAACTATTGACACTTTTAAGTTTATAAATATATAATAAACGTAAGTTATTCACGAATTAGTGAATTTTAAAACTAAAAAGTGTGAGGTGTAAAGGGTATGTATAAAGCTAGACCGATGGTACAACGTAACCGAGTAGAAGGAAAACAATTAATTGCAACAGTCACACGTCAAAAGGAATTAACACAAGAAAAACTGAAAAAAGACATTAAAGTTTGGCATCATGATTGGTTTTACATTGATGATGAAAGTCCTTTAACTGTATCAGATGTTCTTATGTCGATAGGGTTCTATATAGTTATGCCAGTGCTTTTATTAGCAGCAATTATTTTAGTGATAAATATTTAATAGTTGAGCAAAAAAGTGACATAAATAATTGTTTTCAAAAGATATAATAAATTAAATATAAAGGGGATTTAACAATGATTATTGCGACAGAAACTAAAGAAGTTGAACTGAATAAAAACGAGGTAGATCTATTGTTAGTAGCAATGGAAACAGCTAAAGAAGAATTTAGTAAATTAGAAGGTTTTGAAACATATTCTATTTCTTGTGAGAACTTGTTAGAAAAACTGTACGCTGCTAAATAATCAATCCAGCTCACTTAGTGGGCTTTTTTATTGAAAGGAGGTGAATGACATGGAAAAAGAAAAAAAGTACGCTATTTGGATATTGATGGAGAAATTCAAATAGTAAAAACTGGGGTAGATGGTGTTATAGATATTCGTTTAAAAGGTGAAACAGGCATATTAGAAATAGAATATGATGGATTAGTAAAAGAAATTAAATCATCTAGCATCGAACTTACAGTTCAAACTTTAACTGCTGCAGAACAAGATGAAAACAATCGTAAAAACTTAGAAATAATCAGTTCTTTCTACAAAAAATAAAAGTTTAAAATACTTAATTCGGCTGCTATTTTAGCAGTCGTTTTTTTATTATTCATTATTCAATTTTACGCCAAATAATACGCTCGAATAACGTAGCATTTTCCGGTAACGGGGTATTATCGGAACTAGCTTATAATGTAAAACTAATGTACATTAGTTTTAGTTGAACTAATGTATTTTTGAATGGAGAGTGAATGTAAATGAATGAGCGTGATTCTCTAATAATTGAATGGGCACAGGCTGGGGATTCGGTTAATGAAATTGTTTCGAAGTTGCGAGAAAAAGAAATTCCTACAGCAAAGAAAACAGTCGCTAAAGTCTTGAAAAATAAAGGATTTACATACGATAAGACTACTCATTCATGGAGGGCGGGGGCTACTAATGAAAAACTAATGGAAACTAATGTAGATGACGTTATTATCATTTCAGATCCATTAGAAAAAGAAGTTGCCCCCCTTGAACCTAATGCTATTAGTTTATTGAATGTATTAGGTATCAGCCCTAGTCAACTTAATGTATTACGGGAGATAGCTAACGAGCGTTTAGGCGGTCATGTTGAACCTCAAAATATAAATGAATCAGTTGGGCAATTAAGAGGGCGTACACGTGCTAATAAAACGTTTTATATTAGTACGGAAATAGCCGAAGATGCTTCAATGTTTGCAGAACGCAGTGGAATCAAATTGAGCCAATTGGTAGAAGTAGCGTTGATTGAAACCATGCAAAAATATAAAAAATAAAAAATAAAAAAAGCCATACCATAGTAGGTAGGCTATTTTTTGTTTGAAAAAGTCTTGTATCAATTCCATTTAAAGTATATAATTTTGGATAACAATTTAATCGAACGAAAAAAAGCCTAGCTTCATCGAATTTAGCGAGTGCGTCAACACTCATTAAATTCTCAGCTAGACTTCTTCAACCTTGAGCTTCCCGGCAAAAAGGTTTTAATAAGCATATTTTACATGGAAGTATCCAGACTTTCAAGTACCTTTGTTTAATTTGTTAATATTTTTAACAAACCGAACTGTAAAGACGCTTATTTATAACCTTTGACGCTACGAAACGCGAGGGCTATAAAGAAGTGTCTTTTTTTGTTTGGACGGTGTATATACGTGACTATCGAGGGATAGAAAGGTATAAAACATGAACCACCGTAAGGAAATTAAAATTCATGTGGTGTGCCATAGCCGATGTCGTGTATCAGTATGGTCGTTGCTTCTCGTTAGCGTATTTGTCGTATTAGCGTGAGAAGAACGTTATAGGAATTACTATGTGTTGAAGCCTTGTAGGAGATATAACTACTAAAAGAAGCATCATAGGGTGGGATCGCTTGTCTACGGACAGGGATTTAAATTGATATGTTGGCGTTACGAGTAGAGAACGAAAGGACGTTTAAACAGCATATACGTGCATGGCATTTGTCAGCGATTAATGCACGATAGTTTAAAGGTGTATGAAACACCATACAATACGACTTTAGGAAACCTCACAGAAACTTCAAACGTGGCTCCATACCTAGTAAAATAGGCTTTCCAAAGTATTCTCGTTGTATTTGTTTACAAAAAATGAGTGCAACGGGATTACTTTGTTTCCTACATTGCTTAAAGCGTTCACCAACCTAGCAAAAGTGCTTAAAAGAATCAAGAACAAAAAGAGTAAAAAGAATAAAACAAAGTTCAAGTGAAATGCTTGAAAGATGGGTTTTAAGGAGAGATTATGCTCTAACGGTAGAAGTATTTTATTTTATATTTAGCAGGGGGATTTTACTCTTATATACACATAATTGTGTAAGTTTGAAATTTTATAAAAAAATGTGTATATTAGAAGTATAGAATTTAACTAGGAGGTATTACTATGAAAGTAGAAGAAGTAGCAGCTTTACTTAAAGAACACCCCGAAAACATTCGTAGATGGATTAGACAAGGAAAATTGAAAGCAACAAAGGAAAGTAAGAGTTATGACATACCAGTTGAAGAAGTGAAGCGACTTCAGAATGAAAGGGCTTATGAAGATTACTTAGAAGTACAAGCCCAGGCAATAGGGCAACTTTTAGTAACGAATGAAAGTAGCTATGAATCTTCATTAGGTATGCTTCACCGTTTTGCACATATGTTGGTGAAGTCATTAGATACTCTAGGTATTAGCGTTGACGATTATTCACAAGAATCATATGAGAAACGTCGTGCTTATTATGAATCATCAGACTTTACAGCTTATCATTCGTTGATTAATGAAGTAGAGGAGTTTATCAAGATTGGGCAATTCAATGAAATGCTAAGAGAAAGATTAAAGCGTGATGAAGAAGCCAAAATGTTGATGAAGAATGAAGGAAGCATCGCAGATAAATATAAATAAATGAGGGCATAAAAAAAGACACGCTGGTAACGTGTCTGTAAGGTGTGAAGCTATTTAATTTGATAGCTATATTATACTTCATACCGCCTTATGCTCGCAACTAGAAAGCGAGGAATAATATTGGTACAACAAGCGATTTCAACAGAAGAAATTAAGCCGATCACAAAGAAATATCATATTGCATTACACCCCGAAAAATTCCCAACAAAAGATAGTTTTAATTTAGGTTTCATTACAAGCTGGTTCAAGAAAAAAGGACGTTCAAATTTATATACATTACAAGAAATATTCGAATTATGTTCTGAAGGTAGTTGTATTATTCCTTCACATATTGAGCCGAACGATGAAGGTACAAATTATCGTTTTATCAGTTCTAAATTGATGTTTATGGACGTTGATGACGATGATATGCAGACAGATCCAGAACAGGTATTGAATCAATTATCTGAAGTATGTGCTGGTTTGTTTTTTACATCATCACATGGAATAAAAGGCAATCGGTACAGACTTGTATTTGTTTTAGATGATTATGTAAGAGAAGAATCTATATATAAAGCTATTTTTAGTGTTCTAGCAGACGAATTAGAAGCAATTGGTGTAAAAGTAGATAGACAAGTCAATAGCCCTCTACAACGAATGAGAACATCTACAAAGGGCTATATTATTTCTAATTTAAACGCTACTTATTCAGTTAGTAGAGCAACAGAACTTATTGAACGTAAATCAAAAGAACAAATGAAAGATCGTGCCAAAAAATTCGAGAGAATTATTGATAACGAGTATAAAATTTATTCATTTGAAGAATTAAAAATTCGTGCTGAAAAAATTGGTTATGTGGAAGATATTAATGAATGGTTGAAATTAGGATATTCACTTAAATCTTATATTCAAGAGGGTTATATTGACGATATAGAAGGATTTGAAATCTTTACAATTTTATGTGGCGGCAATGATGAGAGTGTTTTTTGGAACAATTTAAAAGCTAACAATATTACAATTGGATCTTTCATAAAGGCATCTAATGACGCTGGGTTTTTAGCGGATTATAAGTACTATCATGCGATAGGTGACACAGTTAATAAATTAGATGTAAAACGAGTGAGATTTGAAAAATATATCCCATCAGATTACGCTAAATTATTACTAATGGAAGAAAAAAATATACTTGTTAAAAGCCCTACAGGCAGTGGGAAAACTCATTCTTTTATTACTGCTGCTAAAGAGTTAGCTGAAACGTTGAGAAAAGAAGAACGTACACATTATTTCATTTTTGCAGTACCGACCATCGCAATATGTGATCAGGTTGCAAATGATCAAAATATATTGTCTGTACGTGGTGAAACTGAAAATACTAAATCTAGTTTGAAAACAGTACTCACAGAAGAAGATGGAAAGATATTTTTAAGGGTAGATCTATCAGATACTTTTAATGATTCAATTTATCATAAACTATCAGATTACAGTTATGAGGGAAAAAGAGTTGTTGTGTGTACCTATGATATGGCAGAAGCAGTATATAGCATGCTTGAAAAGATACAACCATTTTCTTCATTCAGTTTGATTGTAGATGAATATCATCAATTTACAACAGCTTATGGATATAGAAAAAAGCTATTGAAAGTCTTAGTTCTTTAGTCAAATATACAAAGTCATTCATTGCTTTAAGTGGTACACCAGAAGATATATTGAGAGATTCATTTGATTATGAAGTACACGTAAGTACACAATATGAAAATGCACCTTGCCAGGTTTGGGGAGCGATTACATATAGTTGTCAAGATGACGAGCAACCTATGTTATTTGAACTGATTAGACGAAAAGTAAATAACGGAAAAAGGTTGCTGGTATTCATTCAAAATAAAGGCATGATAGAGCATATAAAAAGCCTATTAGATGATATTGGTATTAATACAGCAGCAGTAACGAGTGACGGAAAAAAGGACAATCCAGCTTACTTATCATTAGTAAATGAATCACGATTCCCAAATGAAGTAAAAGTAATACTAACTACTTCCGTTTTATCTGATGGCATCAACATTAATAATGAAAACAACAATTATGAATGTATTTTAGTAGCAAGTCGCCATTCATCGCTGTTTGATGTAGCACAGACACGTCAATGTGCTAACCGTTTCAGAAATACTTATCAATCGTTTATCGTGTATATGCTAACACCTAAACGTAAAAGTGATTATTTATATAATATCGAAAACGCATACAATTACGAGCATAAATTAGCTACAAATGCAGTCCAACTTTTAAATACTGAATTTGAAGGAAAAGACAGCTTTAAACTAATGCGTATGGGCATTTTAGAAAGACGATACGGTATAAAGTTAGATGACAATTACAAAGCCTATTACAATCCATTGAATCTAC